TTATTTTGACAGATACAACTTTTGATGGATCTATGTTGCCATCGCTAGTTATAAAACCAGACTTAAGTAGTAATACTCCATCCATTGAATATCCGTCTAACACCTCATTATCCGGATCCCAAGGATCCATGATGAAATTCTTCAACTTAAACTTTTGCAGATTCAAATCTCCATGCATATAGAATGTACCTTTTTCATAATGATTGTAGTCTTTGGCAGCATAGATGAACTTTGCGTTATACGTTTCATCTGTTTCATTGTCTCTGTAACCTAACACAATAGCCGCTCCATCATGCTCCAAACTCATAGATAAGATCTTTTTACTAGGTTCATTTTCCCACTTAGTTGTACCTATATGACCAACATTAACCTTTTCATTCAAAAGTTTTAATCCCGTACCGTCTAAAGTCATACTATCATTATGCAAATTGTCCGCCTCAATAACAAAACCACCTATATAGCCTTTTACAGCTCGTAATTCACCGTTATCATTAACACTGAATGAGCTATTTCCCAAATCTATAGAGCCTTTTTTTATGATCATACTTCCGCCTTTATTTAAATTCCACACGACATTTCCGTCTTGCGACA